ATTATGGAACACAGATAGGAGAAGTATGTGGAAGTAGTTCATAGTGTAAACATAATGATATTAATACTTGTTATTTCAGTTGCGATTGTGATATACTATATACTGAGATACGACTATCTATTCCCGAATGATTAAGTATTTGGCAATACCACTTATATTGGTTGGTTGCACAGCACCAGTTACTGATCCTCCTGCACATGCTCTGGAAGTAGAGGGTGGTGTAGAGAAATGGTATGCAATAGTACATCAATTACAAAATTATAAACGTGAGGAAAATATGACCGACCCTGATGATGCTATAAATAGTGCACTAGATGATTTTATGGAGGCACAAAATGGGAGCAATGACCCCACCAAGTCGGAAGAGTTGTTACAACTTCCGAGTAACAGAGATTAATCGTGTTCTTGACGGGGATACTATTGATGTCACCATTGATCTTGGGTTTGATTTATTCAAGAAAGAAAGAGTTAGAGTTGCAGGAGTTGATACGCCAGAGAAGAGAACAAGAAATCTTGAAGAGAAAGCATTGGGAATAGATGCTACTAACTGGTTAAAGAAAAAATTAGAAGATACTATTGCAGGTGATGGAGATGAACTCACTGTTAGAACTGAACTTGTCGGTGGCACTGGGAAGTATGGCAGGCTTCTTGGTTGGCTCTATATTAACGAGGATACTGTTTCATTAAACGAACAGATGATTACTGAAGGGTATGCTCATGCTTACGATGGTGGAACCAAGGATATGAATCTTGAGAAACTACGTGAGATTCGTAGGTCATTCGGCACATTATTGGAGGGTTAAAAAATGTCTTGCGGAGATCATGAAAAGATGAATCCAGTAGTTCATCGTTTATATCATTTGAAAGAGTGGGATAAAAAAATGGCAAGGAAAATACAAGACAAGTTTAACTTGACTGATTATCAAATGCTTTGTCTTGCATTTGCAAAAGGATTTATTATTGGAGCAATTCTATTATGAAAGATTTTAAAGTACCAGTTGCTATGGTTACATTCCTAGCAGCACAAGCAGGTGGTATGGTTTGGTTTCTATCAGGCATACAGAATAGAGTTCAAGCACTTGAAGGAGAACGACTTAACAATGTAGAAGTTACATCAAGTGAGAACAGAAGATATATCCGAGAAGTTATTATGCCTTCTTATAATATCAGTGACGCATGGTACAACCCACACTATAAAATGTGGTTGGAACAAGGTGGTTGGTCTGATGTTAGAGAGTGTAAACACGACTAATGGATTCCAAAAATCAGGTCATAAATCTTATAAAGATTGTAATCCTATTCCAGTTAGGAATAGTAGGTGCAACCATAATTGGATGTTTTCTTCCTATGGTTAATAAATGTGATTCTGATACTAAACAACATATTGCTAACATGATGACAGTTATAACTACTTCTACATTCGCATTATACGCAGCAGAAAAATGAAAAACCCTTATAATATTATGTCAGCAGTTTCATTTGCTGGTGTTCTTTTTATTATGGCAATGCTTGTATATGTGAATATTACAAGAGGTGCTAGAGAGGAAAGAAATAAACAGTATATTGACGGTCTTGTTGAGAAGGCAGTGTTAGAAAGAATAGTAGAAATGATACCCTCAACAACTGGTAAGGTAGCACAGTAATGTCTGTACCACATATTCAAGTAGATGATGTTGGTAGTGTTCAGATACAAAATGTAACTGTTCCAAACTATCATGTTCATCAACCGAATGTGAATTACTTGACTCCACCTGTGGTGGTGAATATTGGTAATCCGATTATTGATATGCCTGGTTGTGTCAAAGCACACCAAGATAATCAATATCATAAGAGTGGATTACCTGTGGATAGGAATCTTGTAGAAGATGATCCTGATAAGGCTATGATTGTCTGTGATGCGACCATACCATCATATTATCCAATGAATTATGAACCAGAACAATTAACAATCGTAAGAGAAGCACCAGTTCCAGCTGTTCCACCACCACCTGACACACCACAACCAGACGTAACACCACCAGAGATACCCTCAACAGAGGAAGAAACTCCTTGCCCTGCACCTAATCAACCACGAGTAGGTGATTTAACACAGGATGGTAGTGAGAAGGTGATAGGTCACGAACTACAAGGTACAACTTGTGTGGTATTATATGAACCTACTACAACAGTTGAAAGATTCTTACCATCCACAAATCAAGCCACAACCACAGCAGCAATAGCTATAGTGGCAACAGCATCTGCTGCAGCAACACCAATATTACTGAGAATTTTTAAACCAGTGATTACAAAAATATGGAAAACGATACAGAAAAAATTAGGTAAAGATGTTAAGAGACCTTCGTTATCAGAAATAAAAACAAACAAGTATCGTGAAAAGAAAGGATTACCACCTATCAAAAGGAAGTGAAAAGGAAAAAGAAATGTAAGAAATGGAAGTGCCCGAAATATAAAGGAAAAAAATGTAACTGTGGAAAATTACTCAGGATTACCAATTGATATTGTTTTTAATGAACTCGCATCATTAGTAACTGGTGGGTTTGCTTTAATACTATGTGTATGATTTGGTAGTGTACCTGGTGGATTTATTAACTTAACATCAGCACATACAGCAGCATACTGAGATTGTGGATGGAATACGATACCAGCCTTCATCAGTTCACCACAGTTTTTCAAACGAGCCAACTCAAAGTCTAGTCGTTTGTTTGCATATATTTGATTTTGTAAATTTATTTGTGTCGTTACTGCTGATTTACAAAGTTCTTGTAGTTTTTTATCTAATGGTTTAGACCAAGTAGCAGAGAGACCTATGGATAAATTATAACCATCTTGTTGACCTGTTCTTGTAGGAACATAGTAGAGTATATTACCAGGATTATCGATCTGACCATCATCATTGGCATCGTGAACGTCATAAACTGGATCTTGATATGTGTGTTCAAATGGTCGCTTGAAACTGCCCGTTCCAGTGACATACGGTGTGACGTTCATAGTAGGGCCTTGACACGCAATCCCGTTACCATATTGGTTAGTTATATATGGGCCCTGTAAAACTTGTATAGCTTGGTTCGTTACTGAGCCAGAACTATTTGCAATGGGGTTTGCTGTGGCACTGACTCCCCCTACATCTGCTGCATATGCAGGGGTTGCAACCACAGTTGTCGCAAGTATTAAACATAGTCGTTTGGCTATTGTGTAAAGGTTGACGTTGTATCTGTTACCGAATTTATTGTTGTTACTCTCTGTATTATCGTGTGATTCGAGAGGCCTGGCCCAAGATAACTTTCGCTGAATTGAAAGGCCCCGCCTTGAGTTGTTAGTGTATAGTTTGGTCTTTGATCTAGATTCAATCCAGTCCATTGCGAAGTCACTCCATCTAATGTAACGTTAGTATTATTAGTTGATCCAGAACCTGTTGGTGTTAGGTTCCCAGAAGCACTTACTCCTGTTCCTGTTGCAGAATACTGCCAGCCAGTATTATAATCCATACTATTTATGGTCTCTGTCACAGTGGAAGTCGTAGTAGTCGAGCTCGTCATGGAGCCCTGAGTAAAATTTGGTACGACAGGCACTGCTATGACTGGGTTTATAGCACCACTCATAACCAAGAGAAGGAATAACTTATATGTATTCCTCATAATCATTAGTCAAAGATAGTTACTTCACTGACAAACTGACCTGTTACAGTTGAACCAGCACCTGATCCAGCAGTTCCACCCGCAATAGTTACAGTATGTGCATTAGTTATAAGGCCTGGAGCAGCAGTTCCTGCAGCACCAGCAGTATAAGTGGTTGCATTAGTTCCAGTTGCAGTCGATGCATCACCAGCAACAAATGAATTTGCAAAACTGAATGTGCTGTTCGCAGCTGCAGTCGCAGTAGGAATATGCCAATCAGTTACAGCTCCACTAGCAACGGTTTTAAATCCACCAACTAAATTGTCTGCAGATCCACCACCACCAACATCTAAGGTGACACCAGATCCAGAAACCGCATAACTGTTTGCTGTTCTAGAAGTTATTGATCTAGCAGAATCTACAGACAGTTGTAGACTGGTTTGATGCCTTGTACTCATACTTGCATGAGCAGCAGTTCCACTCAACAATATCAATAATAAAGGTAAGTATCTTTTCATAGTTAAAATTACCCATTACTTTCCTGCCTATATTTAGCAAATCAAAAGTTGAGAAAACCACAAACCGTATCATAGTATACTTGACTTATTGTAAAGATATGTTAATATAAATAACGAATGATGGGCGATTGCTCATATACTTGCTCCCCTTAAACCAAGACCTATAGGGAGGATAAATTACGTCTTCATATCCAGTAGTGAGGGATTACTGGAAATAAGTTTCGCAAGTACCCTTCTTGCCCTACTTACAAACGTCCTAATAATGACAACTCTTTCAAGGAGCAAACAAGGTGGTCTACTAAAAGGCTGGCCTGAGTTTTGCGAATGGGTAACATCAACAGACAACAGAATTTATGTTGGATGGTTCGGTGTACTCATGATTCCATGTTTGCTCGCAGCAGCAACATGTTTTATCGTTGCTTTCATAGCAGCACCTCCTGTCGATATCGACGGAATTAGAGAACCAGTTGCGGGTTCTTTCATGTATGGTAACAACATCATCTCTGGTGCAGTTGTTCCATCATCAAACGCAATAGGTCTACACTTCTACCCAATTTGGGAAGCAGCAACTCTAGATGAGTGGTTGTATAATGGTGGTCCTTATCAGTTGGTTATCTTCCACTTCCTTATTGGAATTTCTGCCTACATGGGTAGACAGTGGGAACTATCATACAGATTAGGTATGAGACCTTGGATATGTGTAGCATATTCAGCACCTGTATCTGCAGCATTTGCAGTATTCTTAGTTTACCCATTCGGTCAGGGATCTTTCTCAGACGGAATGCCACTAGGTATCTCAGGTACGTTCAACTTTATGTTCGTGTTCCAAGCAGAGCACAACATACTAATGCACCCCTTCCATATG